AAAGACGACTTTGACAAGAACTATCTTATCGACGAAGCTACAGTAGCGTTCGAAGGTGTACTTGATGCACTACTCATTGATCGAGAAAATGATCCCAACAGCAAAGGTACTGCTCGCCGCTTGGCAAAAATGTACTTCAATGAAATTATGGAGGGGCGATATGTTCCAGGACCTGACGCAACGGCTTTCCCAAATGACAGCCAAGATAGATATGAAGGCATGTTGGTGGTACGTAGTGAGCTTCGTAGTATGTGTTCACATCATCACCAGCCTGTTAGTGGCGTTGCTTATATTGGCATTATTGCCGCTCAAAAGCTCATTGGTCTTAGCAAGTATACTCGTATTGCTCAGTGGTGCGCTCGCCGTGGTACACTTCAAGAAGAACTATGTAATGACATTGCTAGGGAAATTAGTCGAGCGACTGACTCCGAAAACGTAGCAGTATACATTCAAGCAACACATGGTTGTTGTGAGAATCGTGGCATTATGGCACACTCTAGTCTTACACAGACTACAGTCCTACGCGGTTCATTTAATACAGACCAAGGCACAAAGAAAGAATTCTTTGACAACATCAAACTACAACAGGAGTATTCAAGATGACAACTGCTAAAGATTTAACTGATCAATTAATCCATCGAGCAAAAAATCTACAAGAATTTATTGTAGAGCGTGAATTTAATGGTATCCCTGTAGGCGTTGTAAAATTTAACATTCAACACACTGTTGGACAGAAGGCTAGAATTTTTGTTCCAGCACTTACACAGCAAGAAGCAGAACAAATGGTCGATGAGTGGTTTGGAGAAGAAGTATGAAATCACAAGTACCTGCTGAAGGCATCCTACAACGACATAGTTGGGGTGACAGTAAAGTTTATCAAGTAGTATGTGATTGTCATCAACCAGATCATGATCATAATGTTTGGATCGAAGCTGACGCTAGCGATGTTTCAGTAACTATCTATACCACTGTAAAAAGTAACTTTTGGAGCAAGACTCGATGGCATGCTATTTGGTCATTGCTAACTAAAGGGTATATCGATACCGAATCAAGTTTATCTATGCGTAGACAACAAGCATTTAATTATGCTCACACACTATTAAGCGCAATAGCTGATGTAGAAGAATTTAGGAAACAAAATGTCAAAAATTAAAATAGCGGAACTGTTTTACAGTATCCAAGGTGAAGGACGTTACATGGGTGTACCGTCTGTTTTCTTGCGTACATTTGGGTGTAACTTTAAATGTGCCGGCTTTGGTATGCCACGTGGCGAACTAAGCACAGAAGCAAACGAAATTGCAATCACACACACTACAATTGAATCGTTTCAAAAATATGAAGAACTTCCATTGGTTTCTACGGGGTGTGATAGTTATGCTAGTTGGCATCCTGATTTTAAAGAACTTAGTCCAATGCTCACTTCAGACGCAATCGCCGACAGAATCGCGGAAATTATTCCGTTCGGCGAATGGAAAGACGAGCACTTAGTTATTACTGGTGGCGAGCCATTGCTAGGTTGGCAACGTGCTTATCCTGACTTGCTAGATCATCCTAAGATGAAAGGCCTTAAAGAGATTACATTTGAAACAAATGGTACTCAAAAGCTAACACAAGAGTTTAAGAACTACTTAGGCGTATGGAAAGGTCTTCCAAGACAGAAGCGTGAAATTACATTTAGTGTAAGTGCTAAACTTCCATGTAGTGGCGAAAAGTGGGATGAAGCAATCCTTCCAGAAGTTGTTTGTGAGTATGAAGAAGTTGGTACAGCATATTTGAAATTTGTTATTGCTACAGAACAAGACTTTGCTGATGCTGAGTGTGCTATTGCCGCTTATCGTAAAGCAGGATTTACCGGACATGTGTATCTAATGCCAGTAGGCGGTGTTGAAAGTGTTTACGCATTGAACAACAAGGCAGTAGCTATTATGGCAATGAACGCAGGGTTGCGTTATAGTGATAGACTACAAGTACCGTTATTTAAAAATGAATGGGGAACCTAATGAATAAGTTTTTTAAGAAAATATTTGGAATTGCTAAAATTGAAGAGGCTACTGCTCAAGCGAATGCCGAAGCGGCAGTTGCTCAAAAGCTAGCAGAACAAAAAATTAAAGAAGCAGCCGATGCCGAAGCCAAATTAGAACTAGCTAAATTAACACCAAAAGAAAGAGCCACAGTAAAAGGGGAACCTTGGGTTAGTGTTATGGACACTAAAGTAAACAAGGATAATCCGAGAAACGGCTTCTTTGAGCTTGACTGGAACGACCAGTTTATAGTACAATTGAAACAAGCTGGGTACGGTTATGATGGTGACCCAGATGAAGAGATCGTAGATCGTTGGTTTAGAGACCTTGCTAGAAATATGCTTTCAGACGAAGGGCTTGATACTAATCGAGGTGCTGGTTTTATTAACGTAAACAAATTAGGTAACGGTAAAGCGGAAGTCGAATGACATATATTATAGTTGACACAGCTAACACATTCTTTCGTGCTAGACACGTAATTAACGGCGCAGCCGATATTAAACTAGGCATGGCGTTTCATATTACATTTAACAGTATTAAGAAAGCATGGAAAGACTTTGACGGGACACATGTAGTATTCTGTCTCGAAGGTCGTAGCTGGCGCAAAGACTTCTATGCTCCGTATAAAGCAAACAGGGCAGAAGCTCGTGCGGCACATACAGTTAAAGAAGCAGAAGAAGAAACTGTCTTCTGGGAAGCCTTTGATGAGTTTAAAAACTTCGTAAGTGAGAAGACTAACTGCACAGTATTACAACATCCGCAGTTAGAAGCAGATGATTTGATTGCTGGCTTCATTCAAGCTCATCCGCATTCTAAGCATGTGATTATTAGCACTGACGGAGACTTCGCACAATTAGTTAGCCCTAATGTTAGTCAGTATAACGGTGTAGGCGATTTACATATTACACACGAAGGTACGTTTGATGCTAAAGGTAAACCTGTTAAAGATAAAAAGACAGGCGAGCCTAAGGCCGCACAAGATCCAGAATGGATGCTGTTCGAAAAATGTATGCGTGGCGATACTAGCGATAATGTCTTTAGTGCATATCCAGGTGTGCGTACAAAAGGCAGTAAGAATAAAGTCGGACTTACTGAAGCATTTGAAGATCGTAAAAGTAAAGGGTTCAATTGGAACAATCTCATGTTGCAGCGTTGGGTAGATCATAACGGAATCGAACATCGTGTGTTAGAAGACTATCAACGTAATGTAACACTTTGCGATCTAACAGCACAGCCTCCAGAGATTCGTAAGTTGATTACGGATACTATTAATACGTATGCGGTTCCTAAAGACATTACACAAGTTGGTATTCGTATGCTCAAGTTTTGTAATAGTTATGACATGAAAAAGATTGCTGATAACATTCAATCATATGCCGAGCCTTTCCAAGCAAGATATTCAGAGCAAGAAGTAACTTGGCGAAAACTCACAGAGGAAGTATAATGAGACAAAAGTGCGCAGTTTGTTTTAAAGAAATACAACCAGATTGTACGTGGAGACAAGGGCGGTGTCCGCACGTCCCTAGTATTGCGGAGACTATTATTAATGATACGTACAAATCTAGATTTTTAAACTTATTCAATTTTTTTAGGAGAAACAAAGATGGCAAATAAATTAGGTAAACTAGCAAAAGTAAATGAATCAATCACAATCAATCGTTACGACAACGGTTGGATGGTTGAAGTAGGCGGTCGTGATGACGACAACGAATGGAAGAACTGTAAAGTTGTATGTAATACAGAAGAAGAAGTTCTTGCTGTAGTATTAGAATATAACGCAATGGAACTGGATAACTAAAATGACCACCGTATATCGAATTAAACCGCTTGAAAAGAAAAGTGTTAGCGCAACATATGAAATGTTTCGTGAAAATGCTGACGGGTCAACTAGTTGGTTTAACGTAGAAGATACCTATCGTTGGGGGCAAGGCTTTATCGAAGAAGATATGGATTGTAACTTGCCTTACAAAGACAGTAAAATTGCCTACTGTAAAAATGACTGCGGGTGGGGTGCTGAACTCGAAGATGGCGTTGCATGTTCGTTCGAGTACAGCGACGATTTAACTGACGAAGACAAGCAGGCTATCGAAGATGCTTACTACGAAGGTGGTGCTAGTTGGATTTACGATGGTGATCATGAATGGCAAGTTGAAGACGATGCTATTGTAGTACTGGCTCCATTCCAAGTTGATCTATGCGAAGAAGACGGAACCGTAGTTAAAGAAAATATTGAATTAAAGGATAGGCCGGATCCACGTACATCGTGGCCTTTCAGCCAAGCAAATCCAAAACCTGAGGAAGAATAATGACAGAGATACACGCAAAGCCAATCGTTGATGGTAAGTTTTGGATTGTAGAACAAAACGGTGCTAAGATTGCTACACTACATAAGAAAGAAAACAACAAGTTTGTTTTGAGTAGTACGCAAGGTGAGGTAATGTTCAACAAGAAACAAGATCTTACTAAACAGTTTGGAGAAGAATTCTTCTTATCAAGTACAAAGATTAAGGTTACGCATTCTGCGCCGCATGAATGTCATAGCTTTCCGACTAGCTGTAATCCGTATAACTCAATGTATGATGTCAGACGAAAGCTACCGTTGTTTACTAAGAGCAATGCTAGCAAAAGTTTGTATTGTGCTGGTTATTATGTAATTAAATTTGATAAAGGATGGGTTAAGTCGTTCTGTCCTAAAGCAATTACTATTGAACGTTACCCTTACAAAGGTCCGTTTAAGAGTGAGATTGAAATGAAACAGGTATTGTCAAATGCAAAATCAGATTAATCTTACACCAGTAACACAGTTTATTCATCAGGTTAGAGCCGCTGAACTAGGACAAAGTAAAGAAGTTAAAATGTCTATTCAGCAGGCTAGAATGCTTAATTTAGCACTAGCAGAGCTTATGGATCGTGTAAATCAGGACTACGAATCAATGTTTTCTGCTCTTAAACGTAGTGTAGACACTGAAGTTGTTAGTGTTTCTATGGATGGCGGCGGGTTCGAAGAGCCTAAATAAGCATAAATATATACGTAGTTAATTGGACACGTATATGAGTAGACCAAAACCAAAAGTACTTTTAGAGTACACAAATAAGAAGACTTATAAAGCTGAACAAGTTTTAGAAGCTGATGCCATTTGGGCTGTGTTTTATAAGAACGAGCCGTTTAATCTTAAATCGTTTAACAGCCTCACATCATACCCCGGACCAAAATACAAAAAGACTAGTTTTAGTAATCCGGGGCATGCCCATAATCTAGCAAAGAAATTAAACTTAACGTTTGGCTCTGAAGAATTTCAAGTAGTCAAACTGACAAGTGGCACTATTGTAAAATGATAACAAGAGATGTGCTGACTAAAATTTTCCTCCAGCAATGGGGTAAAAGTATTGACGAGTCAAATGTTAGCATGTACTCTCGAACTTGGTGGCAATCAAATCGAGTAAACAAACAAACTGCTTTTCGACTGAGCGACCAAGGGTACATGTTTTTAACAGGCGAATTGGAACTTAAAGAGTATGAGATTCCGTTTACTGAACCGATCGAATTGAGCCCGCAAACAATTATCTTTTTGGAAAGATACATTGATTGCCCATACTACTTAACTAACCAAAGTATTACAGTCTTTTCGGAAAGAAAGAGCTTTGAGCTGATGTTATTCTCCGACGATATTCGTAAATTTGGGCTCATTAAAGCAATGAACGAGCGACAAAAAGACATAGACGCTGAAAATAACGCTTGACATTTCCCGGGCGTTGTCTTATAATATACACATAAGATAACTTTTAAACCCCGTAACTTTAAGGAAATGTAAAATGGCAGAAATTCTTAGCCGCACTGTTGGTCCTAAAAACGCTAAAAAGTCCTTGCGCAAGGCTTTTAAAAATCAGCGTCCAATCTTCCTGTGGGGCCCTCCAGGTATTGGCAAATCAGACATTATCAAGCAACTTGGTACTGAACTAGACGCACACGTAATTGACGTTCGTCTTTCATTGTGGGAGCCTACAGACATTAAAGGTATTCCATACTTCGACTCAAACTCTAATACAATGGTTTGGGCTCCTCCAGGCGAATTGCCTAGCAAAGAATTTGCTAAGAATCACAAACAAATTATCCTGTTCATGGACGAAATGAACTCTGCGGCTCCTAGCGTACAGGCAGCGGCTTATCAATTGGTGCTTAACCGTAAGGTCGGTACTTATGAGCTTCCAGATAACGTTGTGATGGTTGCGGCTGGTAACCGTGAAACTGACAAGGGTGTTACTTATCGTATGCCTGCTCCGTTGGCTAACCGCTTCGTTCACTTGGAAATGACAGTAGATTGGGATGACTGGCAAGATTGGGCTGTTGTAAACAAAGTCCACAAAGACGTTGTTGGTTTCCTTACTTTCTCTAAGAAAGACTTGTACGACTTTGATCCAAAGTCTAGCTCACGTGCGTTTGCTACCCCACGTAGTTGGTCATTTGTTAGCGAGTTGCTTACAGATGACGACACTGATGTTGATACACTGACTGATTTGACTTCGGGTGCTATCGGTGAAGGTCTTGCTATTAAGTTTATGGCTCACCGTAAAGTGTCTAGCAAAATGCCAAACCCAACAGATATCTTGAATGGCAAAGTTAAGACTATGGACTCAAAAGAGATTTCAGCGATGTACTCTTTGACTGTCGCATTGTGCTACGAACTTAAAGATAGCTGTGACAAAGGTGCTAAAGATTGGAACAAGCAAGTTAATCACTTCTTTGAATTCATTATGAAGAACTTTGAAACAGAATTGGTTATTATGGGCACTAAGTTGGCGCTGTCAACATACAAGTTGCCGTTGGATCCAGATGAGATTGAATGCTTTGATGCGTTCCACGCTAAGTTTGGCAAGTATATTGCAGCGGCTACTGAGAAGTAATTTGGTGTAGCATCGTTTGACAGGACCTTCGGGTCCTGTTATAATATATACATACAGTAAACATTGAGGTAGACCGTGTCGTTTGAATATTTAATTGTAAGAAACTTTATCGATAAAGAAACTTGCGCTAGTCTAGTAGCCAAACTAGACAAGTCTCAAGAAAAGGGCATTGTGCTAGAGCCCGATATGCTTTGCCCAAATAGTCCTGCCTTCTACGGTATTTTTAACGATGAAGCACTTGAGTGGTTGCCAAAAATTGAAGAGCTTGTTAGCAAACGCCTGTGGCCAACTTACACGTATTCGAGAATTTATGCGCAAGATGAAGTTCTCTTTATTCATAAAGATCGTGCCGCATGTGAATACAGCATTACACTTACCCTAAAATACGACGAAAAGATTTGGCCGTTTTGGATTGAAACTTCAGAAGGTAATGTCGAAGTAATGCTTGACGTAGGCGACATTTTAATATATAATGGTGTTAAGAACAGACACTGGCGAGATGCGTTAGAAGGTAAGTTTCACTATCAAGCATTTCTACATTTTGTAGATCAAGACGGGCCGTTAGCAGGATGTAGATTTGATGGTAGACCAAAATTTCAATCAACACAAGAAGCTGCAGAAGTAACTTTAAGGAAAAAGAATGTCACACGTTGATCCTATCATAGATAAAATTATTGTAGCACGAGTTGGACTTTTGCTACGCCACCCATTTTTTGGTAACATGGCAACACGCCTTAAGATTGAAGAAGGTACTGATTGGTTGCCAACTGCCGCAACTGACGGTCGTACTATCTTTTTTAACAGAGAATTCTTTACACCGCTGAGTGTTAAACAGGTCGAGTTTGTTATTGCTCACGAAATCCTACATAATGTGTTTGATCACATGGGGCGTCGTGAAGGTCGTAACGCAAAGATCTTTAACATTGCCGCTGACTATTGTGTAAACGGACAGTTAGTTCGTGACAGTATCGGTGATCATACTATTGCCGGTATTACAATCTTCCATGACCCTAAATATTACGGAATGGGTGCTGAAGAAATTTACGATAAAATCTTCGACGAAATGGACGAGCAAGAACTTGACGCACTTGGTCAATTGCTAGACGAGCATATTGATTGGGGCGATAAAGACGGTAAAGGTCAAGGCCAGCCTTCTTATTCTAAAGACGAATTAAAACAAATTCGTGACGAGATTCGCGAAGCAACAATGCAAGCCGCACACGCCGCAGGTGCTGGCAATGTACCTGCTAGTGTACAGCGCATGATCAAAGAGCTTACTGAGCCTAAGATGAACTGGCGTGAAATTTTGCGTCAACAAATCCAAAGCACTATTAAGAACGACTACTCGTTTATGCGTCCTAACCGCAAGGGCTGGCACATGAATGCTATTTTGCCAGGTACACAATTTGAAGAGACAATTGACATTTGCGTTAGCATTGACATGTCTGGATCAATCGGTGACGAGCAAGCCAAAGACTTCTTAACAGAGATCAAAGGTATCATGCAAGAGTACAAAGACTTTAAAATTAAAGTTTGGTGCTTTGATACTAAAGTGTATAACGAACAAGACTTTGACGGCTACAACATGGACGAGTTCGACGAGTACGAAGTAATGGGCGGTGGCGGAACAGAGTTTGATGCTAACTGGGATTACATGAAAGAACATAATATTGTTCCTAAGAAGTTTATCATGTTCACAGACGGCTACCCGTGGAGCTCATGGGGTGATGAAAACTACTGCGATACCGTATTCATTATCCACGGTAATAATACAATCGTGCCGCCGTGGGGCGAACATGCGTACTACGAAGAAGTTAAGGAACACGCTTAATGGCTCTTAAAAATGGCAAGCCCAATCCGCTAAACTATTACGGTATTCGCAGGGTTGAGTTTGCCGCACCACATTTTAAATACACTACAGTAGACAAGTATACACCAACCTTTATTAAAAGCATTAATCACTGGATTACGCATAATCTAAATAACAGGTATTATATCGGGCAGGATCTAACACTAGATCATACCAATACTATTGTGTACACTACACGGATAGGCTTTGAATCTGAAAAAGAACTAAGTTTCTTCACAATTGCCTGTCCGCATTTACAAACGAGATAAATTAATAGCATACTTTAACTAAGGAGATACCATGACTGAACAAGTTGAAAATCAAGAAGTACCAGAAAACGCAGAAGCCGCTCAAGAGCAGGCCGCAGAATTAAACATTAACGACCTAAACGCAATGAAAGTTATCATTGATATTGCTAGTTCACGTGGCGCATTTAAGCCAAATGAAATGGCAGTAGTTGGTCAAACTTATAATAAGTTAACCACATTCTTAGATCAAGTTGCTAAGAAAGCTGAAGGAGCAAAAGCATAATGGCCCAAAGTTTAAAACACGTGGGTAGAATTAAAGCAACAAACAAAAAAGTGTTAGTTGCTTATAGAACTCTACCAGGTGACGCTTATAGCGCACTAGTTGTACCTACTGAAAGTCTAGACGATCAGTATCACAATGCTCTTATTAATCTAGTTGAAAGTTCATCAGCACAAGAAGCATATGAATTTGCCGAAGCACTAGATCGTACACAATTTCCAGATGGTAGTCGTATGCTTCCAGCACTACACTCAAAAGGCCGTTTGATTAAAGTTAGTACAGACCAAGTTGAAATGACACCATCAATCGGTGTTGCTATTTTGTTGTCTGAACTAAATCAAATCATTGCTGAACAACGTGGAATTGCTGTTGACGGACTTTCATTGAAGCCTGGTTCGAATGAATCATCTGTAGTTCCTGAGGTTGCTCCAGTAGCTAAGACTGCTGAAGTTACTGCTACAGTAGAAGATGTTCCTACAGGTAGTCCGGAAGATCAAGCAAAATTCTATCGTTCAAAAGCTGATAAGCTAGCTAAAGAAGCAGCCGCAATGCGCCGATTGGCCGAGGAGTTGGTTCCGACCAAAAAAGCTAAGTGATGGCAGCGGGAAGAATTCTTCCCAAGGAAGTCATCGAGCATTGGCCAGAAGTATTTGGAGAGGTAAAACTTAATGTGCTACCCCTCAGGTATCTCCATGCGGTTCTGGTCAATTTTAAAGATGGTAAGACTTGGGAAATAAAAGTCACAGCAAAGACAAAAAAAGAAGGATGGGAATCCTTCGAAAAGTCGCTATCTGAATTATGCAAGGCTTACGAAAAACGTATCGATTGTGTCGATTTTAAACTTGATACAATCCGCGTTAAGAAAGATATCGAACGATCAACTGAAAAATTTTTAAAAACAAGAAAACTATGAATGTTAAATTACTGTCCTATTCACAGCCTACTAAAGAATTTGCTGAGTTAGGAGTCGACGATGCTCAGGAACTTATTGCGTACTGCGCACGAGTTTCAAATCCAAGTAATCAGCTCAATACAGACACAAGTGAAAAGTTAATTAACTATCTAGTTAAACATGCTCACTGGAGTCCGCTTGAGATGGTTTCAGCTTGTATTGAAATTACTACAACTAGAGATATTGCCCGACAGATTCTACGTCACAGAAGTTTTAGCTTCCAAGAGTTTAGTCAACGGTATGCTGATCCAACTAAGGATCTTAACTTTGTTACAAGAGAAGCTCGACTTCAAGATCCAAAGAATCGTCAAAACAGTGTTGAAGTAGATGATACAACTCTACAAAACGAATGGTATAGAGCACAGCAAAGAGTCATCTATGCTGCAAAACGAGAGTACGAATGGGCGATTGCTAATGGCATTGCTAAGGAGCAAGCTCGTGCTGTACTGCCAGAAGGTCTTATTGAAAGTCGTTTGTATATGAACGGTACATTACGTAGTTGGATTCACTTCATCGAATTGCGTAGTGCTAACGGTACACAGTTAGAACATCAAGAAGTTGCTAAGGCGTGTGCTGAAGTAATTGCTACTGTATTTCCAATGGCATCAAAACTAGTTTCAAATTGATCCTGTAGCCAAGTAAAGTCGTTAATTAAAGATAGTGCCGGTATATTGCCGGCATTTTCTTGACCATACTTTCTGCCGGCGAGTGCGCCTTTTAAGGCAAAATCGCTATAATCGCCTGCCGCTACAGTACACCAGACATCAAGACGACTCTGCGTTTCGCTATTAACTTGCCCTTCAATTATTCTACTAGATAGCTTAACACATTCTCTAAAGGCAGACTTCCAAGTATTAAACGGATCAGTATTAAATGCTGTTGTATTTGATACGCTTGGCATTGCTTTAAACTCTGACGATATACTACTAGTAGTCATGTCAGGCTTTGTTACATCCATCTTAATAGCCAATTCTCGAGGCAACAGTTTTACTCCGCCATACCCGTACACTAAGTTATTGATTGGATTTTTACTTTGCCACACATGTACAATAGAGTGAAGTATTCGTCTAGCCTGTAAATTATAAAATGGAATGTATTCAAAATTAAAATCAAAACTATCTTCAACTATCGCATCGGCATCAACTACCCAAAACATATCAGTAGTTGCGTGTTTAGCTGCCGCAATATGCGCTTGGTGAATACCTTTAACTCCGTGTATACGTTTGGCTCTTGGGAATCGAGTTAACAACTTAGCAAAGTTCTCGTCTGCAGTTGGCTCATTATATGAGATGAAAACAATATCATAAGGCTTAGGTGTAGATGCTACAACTTCCCATTCTTTTTTAACTACTAAGAATCTGTTAGTAAACTCTCGTTGTGTTATAGGCGTATGAGTACTGAATAGTGTAATACCGTCATAATAGTCGCCATTTAAAAATACATGATTAGTTTGCCTGTCGTATATAAGTGTATCGTCTTTTTGTCCAAAATAGAGATCAAATTTAAAATTAGGAGCAACATCAACATCAGCTGGTACATTCCAAAACAACTCGGTAGAACAAGATTTTAATACCGATAGATATTCAGCATACGTTGATAGTGTGTACTTTTCATACGTCGGTGGTCCGCTAGCTATTATATTCCATTCTTTTCTATTAACAAGAAATCTATAGTCAATTTCTTTCTTTGAAACTGGCTTATGTTTTGATAATAAAAATATTCCATCAAATGTATCTTTACCGTCTTCTCTATGAACGAACGCATGATTTTCAAATCGATCGTATTCATTAGTTTCGTCAAATACTAGATCAAATTTAAAGTTAGGCAATACTGATAACTTTCTAGAGGTTATCCAAAACATATCAGTTGTGCTAGTAGTTAACGCATGTTGATACTCATCGTATGTGTCTACACGAAAAATATCGTATCGACGACGAATACTTGCTTTTATATCAATTTCTTTTTTGTTTAAAAAGAATCGATGCGTAAATTCTTTATTCGAAACTGTAGTGTCCTTTGACGACAAGCATACTCCGCAAATTCTAAAAGAGTCTGCGTGATCAAATACGTAAATGTATTTTCTGTCCCATTCAGGCATGTCGAATTCAAATTTAAATGTAGGCAGGATTTCTACGTCTGACCACACTAACCAAAACAGCTGAGTAAAAGATTTTGACTTAGCTTCATCATAAGTAGATGCGTGTTTAGCCAACGGGAATCGAGATTTAAACTGTAAGAACCGTGCGTTATCTTCAGGTGTTCGATTAGAGATAAAGATAATATCATTCATTATTTTTTTCTTACCTTACGAGGAAATGGCTGGTATACAGTTTTAAAGAATCTACTACCAGTAGCAGTTAACGCATCTAATTCTAAACCACATTCATGCTTAAGAGTTTCACCTAATCCCATAATTTCATAAGGCAACATTTCCTCAGTTATCTTACTGTACTTGTCTTCCCATTGCTTTGTAAGCCATTCAAAATCTCTAACGTTTGCGTAATCCCAATCAGTACAGTTAGTTAAGTATGCACCTTCTCGTGCGCCATACATTGACCATAATCCGTGTTCAACGTCTGCTCCGATATTACACCAAATCAATAATCTATGATAGTTTTGCCACCATGTAGTTGATAAATCTTTTACCTTAGCACCTTGATCTAATGACATTTTTACGCCTTCGCGGAATCCTGCTCGCCATGCTTGGAAAGGACTAGCGTTAGTAAAGCTCTCAGAATAACTATCATTGAATTGATAATACCTATCGTCAAAGCAAAACTCCACTAATCCTTTAGCATCAGTGGGATCACTGTTTTCGTGAGTTCGCATGTTATTAACAAATTTGCGTGTCCACATTTTAAGGCCGCCATTGCCGTACATTAGTCCATTAACATGAACCTGTCCGCACCAACTAAACACATGATCGGGCGTAAGATTTAATTCGTCTAAGTCTATTTCAACATTAAAAAATTCTGGATCAACAATATTATCAGCATCTACAGTAACAAAGTATTCTGTATCGCTTAATGCGGCACATGCTTTGTGTGCGGCATCGCTGCCTTTAACTCCGTGTACACGCTTTGCCCATGGCAATTTATTACATAAGTCTGCGTAATTCTTTTCAGCATTAGGCTCATCGTAACTTAGAAAAATAACATCTTGTTCAATAACTTTAATTTTATTCATATTTTAAAATTCCATAGGAATCAAAGAATCGTTTAGTACTAACAAATAATCTAGAGAAATCACGCTCGGCATTTGAAATCCAAGGAATTTGTATTTGGTCAGCGTCTAACAATTCTTTCATATCAATATTAATAATCCTAACTAAAAAATTTGCGTTCTGTTTTAATGTAACAAAAAATAACAATTGAGCATTTAAATTTAGTGAAGAAATTTGTTGCTTGTAAGACTCCTGAATAGAGAAATCCCACGATTTATTAAAACTGTTCCAGACAATATTTAATGTAGCATTATCAGTGGTTAGAGACTGAATGTTTACTAACCAATTTGTATTAACACCGGCATCTTCAGTTTTCTTAACAATCATCGGAGTATCTTTATCGGCTAAAGATACTACATAGTCTATAAAATTTTCAGTGCCAGTAAGGAATTGTTCAACTCGTTTATAGTCTACTGTAATAAATCCAAGTGAGGTACTATTTCGTTTTTCGTTAGTAATAGCATCAATCTTACCAGCATCTGTAAAATATACATAGTATACAACAGGCGACTCACCAGTTAAAGAAGCTAATTGTTCTTCGGTTAGATATTCAATTTCGTCATCTTCAATCATTTATTACTCTTCTAATTTTTTAATTATTTCATCAGTTAAAAAGTTCTTCTCAACATAATGAAACAGATATTTCTGCTTGAAATTACCTACTAGCATACTGCCATCATTATAACTAAAAGGAACGATATTTTGCCAACTAGACGGCACTGGACTCCAACCTTGTATCGCAGACTTCATATGAACAAACTCCAAAGGAGCTTCGCAGTCTAATACTTGATCTTCAATTCCCATTATATCAATAGCAATTGCCGTGGCTAAGTCAATACTCAACCAATTTTGTAAATTCTTTGGCGCAAACTTCTTAGAACAAAAGTCCCAATTTTTAATTACAAATTCTAAAACTTTAAAAAATTCTAATGCGAATACAGATGATCGCTTAAAATAATATAACGCTACATACGGATTTGATAAGTGATTACTAATAAAGGTTTTTCTATGGGCAGTATCCTGTGCCACTACTTCATCTTTATAGTTTTTAATTCTTGAACAGAATTTAATATCGCTATTGCTACAATATTGCCACCAATGACTTACATCGTCTAAAAATAACATATCAGTGTCAAGTACAATCGTTTCATCGTACGGCGTAGCATAACACATTTTCCAGCGATTCTCAACTTTCCATAATGGATTCTTCGCAAGGTCGCCCCATGGTATTTCTATGATACTATCAAATACTTCTTTATAGTGCTCAGGTACTGGATCGTTAGTAATCAAAGATATATTAGCCACAGTTTTTTGTGTCTTCTTAATGCTTAGAGCAAGCGCATAGGCTTGCTTTACATAATCAACAGTTTCAGTATTTTGAGCAAGAACTAGGAAACCTTTAGACACCGTGACCTCCTTCGATGAAACGTACAAGACTAGACTTATTCATCACATGAACATCTAATCCTGTTGTTTTAACAAGGGTGTATTCTCCGTGATAACTTTCTTTTTCAACTAAGAATTTCATCTTGTTATCTACAGCATCTACTAGTAAATCTTTATCAAGTACATATACCATTGTTCCCGGCAAGGGTGTAGCAAAGTCACCAGTAGTATTATTATTCATAATATGAATAGCAATGCTAAACGCAAAATCATTCCTAAACGCTTTAGTGTCAATAGTGTATAACAGTCTATAATAATTCCAGTTTTCTTTAATGTGTGAAATTAGATCAAAGAAAGATTGTGTTACTTCGTCTTTTCTAAAGACAAATGCTGTGGCCCAGTAAAATGGAATAGCATACTGATTAAGTCGATCAAAACTGCTGGTATTTCTCCAGCCTGCTAAATCCATACTGTTACGGTATATTTGAAAGTTACTGTCGCTTTCAAATGCTAACGATAGTATTGAAGAATTAATAATATAATCGCTATCAATAACTAAGGTAGTATCGTAAGGTGTTAAATCAAAGATTTGACTGCGTGAATAATTTTTCCATACTAAGTGTTTAGACGCAAGGGCGCCGTCGTTAAATAATTTTGTTTGAGAGTTTGCCGGACTGTCAATAACAATAATTTGATCAAACACATCCGCTTCAGTAACTGCTTCTGGACTATCTGTGACTAACGACACAGGTATATTTAGATAGCGTTTAACTTGTTTGGCAGAAAATGTAGCAATCTTGACGTAGTCAATTGCGCTATTATTTTGAGCAAATATAACTGCGCCGTTGGTCATAGTGAAGTAATGTCTGTTAATTTTCTTTTAGATTTAATTTCTGCGATATTAATCGCATACTCATTTAATGATTGAAAATAAATCTCAACTATTTTATTAAGAAATAATTGAACGTCTTCTATAAGAACTGGAAGATTATTACTGTCCAAAAACGCAACATCAACAGTGTGTCCAAGGTCGATTACTGTTTTTGTAAAATTAATCAGAGTGGGAGTTATTTTAAATGTGCTACCGCTTACATAGTAAAGTAGCTTTTGGTCAAATTCTTCCTTGATTACCCGTTTTTGGGCCGACAAGGTTGCCATGTAATTAGCAACTGAATATGCTTTTTCTAACCGCTCGTCCATAGATAACCTCTTGAATGTATCAAGTAATTATCTATTTTTACAGCAGAGAGCTTACATTCCGGTTTGGCTTGATGTTGGTGCTAACACTGACACGTTGGCGCCAGATGGACGTAACATTGATACTGTTGAGTCTAACGTGCCGCCAGAAGCGTTTACGTTTTCATCAACAGGAGCTCCGAGCCCTGTTTGATCACCAGTGTCATCATCACGATATTCTAAAGTGAAGATAAGCTGTGTGCTATCAGCAGATTTTCTAGCATAAATGTAGTAATCGTTTTCTGCGTAGTTACCTGCTGGTGCTGGCTTCCAGAATATTGTTTGATTTGATGTTGTTAGACTATCGTATCCTACGTTATATACTGTGCCGTTAGATCCGGAATAAGTTGTTGTTCCGTGATTCATTGTTATCACACCTGCTTGGGACAACATAGTTGTCCAAGTGTCGTCTTTTGAGCCGGCACTAGCACCATTACGAGAAGATTGGATTGAAAAATTACCGCCTGCGTTAAAGAAGAAACGCAAGTTTTCCGAAGCACCAGCACCGCTTGTATCTCCAGTAATGGTAATAGTATTAGTAATTGTACCATTCCATGCTCCGGACTTAGAGTACGAAATAACAGTTTCCGTCGAATACTGACCCGGAGATCCAATTGTCCATTTGTTTGAAATAACAGTATCAGCAAACAAGTCGTACTGGTTGCGAAGTGCTTCCGTAATAACTAAACTAGTAGTAGGAACTGCTAAAGTTGCGCCGTCTGTGGCGGTACCTGTTCCAACAGTGCCAGTACCTAATTGATGCTCTCTAGCCTTACGTAAGTCTGTTCTAAGATCAAGCCATTCACTAAGGTTAATTTTTCCGTTAGCAACAACTGTTCCGCTAGTCACAGATTGACCGTACCCTGAGGTACCGCTTCCACTACCTAATATTCCAGCAATCTTATTTTGAATACTGTTATAATCGGTAGCCTGAATTTTTTGTCCAACACCTGCAGCCATTTTTATTCCTTAGAGTATAATTGCTTCAACTAGCTTAACACCTGCTTCTGCGTTTGTTTCTAACGCAATAGCAAATACATCAGCTGTATTTCCAAACGCGGCTTGTGCTGTACCGTCTTGGCCGGCAACTAAACGTTGACCTTTAATAACTGATCCAGTAACTTTTACTGGTACACGGCCTTTTAGGGCAATGTATGTTCCACCTTCTAATTCACTATTCATCATGTAAGCTGGTTTTCCAGAGACTGGTCCAACAGCACGGAATCCTACTTGGCAAGCTGTTACTTCAGCATCGCCGCCAACCATTAATACTGTGCCTACTTCATATTCTTTATCAGCAAGATATTTTTCTGCCAAGTCAGCGTAACGTGCTGAAGTTGCTACACCTTGGAATAGTACTGCGTTTAAGTTTCCGTCAACATCTCTAACAGCAATAGTACTACCTGTTCCTAACCCAGCAGTATCAACAGCGGCTGTTCTAAATACGCCGCCCACGCTTAGTGTGTTAGCTTTAGTAGCTGTACCATCAAAAACGTTAGCATAAACTGTATTAAACTTAACATCGGCAGAACCAATATTGTATACTTCGCCATCGCTATCGTGATTACCGTTTAGGATAGAAGTTCCAACTAATTTAATCGGAGTCTTAGTACCAGAGTTAGTAGTTTGTAATCTTAATGACTGTCCGTAACTTTGAATTCTTGGAAATAGCGCATTAATATCTACTAGTAAACCGTTAGTAGACCAGTTATCGCCAACAGTATATCCAGCATCACTGAATCTTACAATAGTACCAAAGTTAGCAGACCCGCTTTTAACAAAATCAGAAGCGGCAAATCCGCCTAATTTGTCTGAGTTAGTTGCTGTACCAAAGAAACGAATATCTTCAGAGTCTGTAACTCCGTACGCATCGTTGCCTGGATCAGATTCTTCAGTTAACGCAAGAGTAATACCTGGATGAATTGTTGTAAATCCTGGAATATCATTAATGCCTTTATCAATATCAAACTGTGTAGAATCGATAGCACTAACAATAAATGCAGTAATACCGTTAACTTTTGCTTCAATAATTGGGTGTGTTAACGCAGGAGCGCCAGTATCAATAACTTCTCTAGAAATCATCTCTGTTTGATTTGCGCCTGCGGCTTGTGGACCTACAAGAGTAAACGAACCAGATGCGTTCTTAGAAAATAACTGCTTTGTAGTTGTTTTCCACCAAAAATCGCCTTCTACTAATCCTAGAGGCTCAATATCGCTGATTTCAGCACCGCCAGTAGTCTTAAATTTAGTACCGTCAAAGAATTTTAACTTCTTATTAGTGCTGTCATACCAAATTTGACCAGATGTTTTTCTGGCGGGTTCAATGCCATTTGAGAAATTTTCTAGGAGTGCTAAAAAGTTTTCGTTTTGAAGTTCGCCGTAGCCAGCGTAGTTTTTGCCTATGAGCTTGACAGCATAGCTAGTATCGACGGTGCCGTCGGCTACAGTAACAGCAAAATCTCCGTTGTAATGATTAATCGTATATGGCATTTTCCATCATTCCTTATTCTTAGTATTTATTCTATTTTGGCGCAATTACAAGTCCGCTGAGAATTCCCAGTCACCTAAAGCGTTGATAACGTATAACTTGCCTGCGTTTAAATCAGAACACCATATTCTGCATTCTGTGTTAATTTCGTGGGTATCAGCTGGGTAAATTATTTGAATAATGTACGTAGCGATATCAGCATTTAACGTCGGTCCAGCTAAGTAGGCAGTATCTGCTGATAATCCCAATGGCGCTGTTCTAATTAATCTAGTAGCTGTTTGTAAGTTTACAGCATCAGTGTCAAATTGCGCATTAGATACGTTGACGATCTTCTTGCTACTAACGTCAACTACTCCAGTACCCTTAGGGGCAATAATAACATCCCCTGACGCATAACTACCACTAATGTAGCTAATTGTTTGGCCGTTAATACTAATGCCGTGAGCTGTAGAGTTGTTAGATACTTGTAGACCAGTTAGTGTTCCTAGGCTAGTTAAACTAGAATTTGTTACTGAACTACCTAATGTAGTGTAGTTTAACACTTCAATAGAGTTAATATAATACCCTTTAGAACTAGCAATATCAAAATTTTCTGAACTGGTCCAAGCACTAGTAGTTGCCGACCATAACATAGTTTTGTCGCCATCTAACCCGCCTTCTAATAGCAGGCCGCCTTGATCAGCAGTAGTGTTTGTTGGAGATCCGGTTTTACCTAAGTTGATAACCTTTTCTTCAATGTTAACTTCATACTGATTAATAGTTGTTAAGTTCTTTTCAACAGTTAAGCTACCTCTAATGATAGTATCGCCGTTAACGTCTAACGTTGCGCCAGGGGTATCTGTGTAAATACCAACAAACTCATCATGGGCGTTTACAAATATACTAGCTTGTAATCCGTTATTTGCGTTCTTTGATCCAATTTTAAAATTCTGATCTGAAAGATTTGAGTTAATTTCAAATAGTGAGTTACTGACAAGAATCTGCGTTTGTGTACTGCCGCCTAATATCAAAGGCGAGCTAGTAGCAATAGTTAATGTTCCAGTGATTACGCTATCGCCAGTACTACCAATAAAGTCATCAGCTGATTTTAAATTACCGTTACCATCTTTAATATAATCTGCTGATGTAGCAGTAACATCGAATTTTAAATTACCTAATATGCTTGAGTTAAACCCTGGATTAAGTTTAACTTGCTTCCAATAGTCAACGTTAGTTGGCAATGTTCCTACAGGAACACTGGCAGTAATTGCTTCATAAACTAATGTTGGAGGATTATTTGGGTCACTTCTGTAACTAACACGATCGTTTCTAATATAATTTGTAGTAGGATTAAATGTAGCACCTTCCCACTCAGGGCCAATGCCGCCACCGTCTATATACGGTACAAACTGTGTGTTACTAAACACACCTAATAAAACTCCGCCAACTTTAAACAAAATCACAGTACGAGCATTTTGATTAATGTCAAGTAAATCAACTACTTCGCAACCAGTTATGCCCTGAAACGTTGACCAGGCTGGCCCTGCTAGTATTGTTGACACTCCGTCATTAAAATATAACTGTTTACGACGACTATCGATCCAAATATCACCTTGACCGATTGTAGATGGTACAACGTTAGAAACTATACTACCACCACTAACTCTAAAGCCAGTGCCGTCATATACTTTCAATCTGTTTTCGCTAGTATCAAACCATAATTGGCCTTGAATTGGATTGTTTGGAGCACTTGTATTAGCAAAGTTTTCTAATACATGAACAAAATTTTCGTTGAATGCTTCGCCGTAACTACTAGCGTTCTTGCCAATAAGGGTAATATCAGTTGCTGTTTGATCAACAGTTCCGTCAACAATTTCCGTTAACACAGATCCATCAGTTTTGTTTATAATGTAGCTCATGATAGAACCCCAGTAAAGATAATATAGTTAATAGTTAGGTACGGGTTCATTGTACTCACAGCATCTCCATGTCTTGTTGCGTCTACGCCGCCACTGTTAGGTAATCCATATCCAGTTGCTCCAGCTGATAAACCATAACTAGTAATTGTTCCGCTATCTGGAGCACCTGTCGGGCTACCTGCGGCAAAATACTGTGTACCAGATGCGCTTTGAAGCGTATGAGTGTGTTCTGGCAAGTTATTGACAGCAATACTAAGTTCTTCTGTACCGTTGCCTTCACCTAACGCATCTGCTGATGTTGCTGTAACTCTGTTAGCACTTCCGCCACCGCCGTCAACAAAGATTGTAGGATCGTCTTTATCAGGAATAGTGTTGCCATTATCCATGTCATCACGTCCTAGTGGGAATCTGCCTCGTAAATCTGGCAAGGCAAATGTGTTCTTACCACGTAACCCTAAGCGTTTATAAGTATATCCAATAACTCCAAATAGTTCAGAGTACTCACTAATTCTTACTTCGCCGCCGTCACATAGTAAGTATCCATTAGGTAGTACTGTTCCAGCAAATGGCAGTAATGATCCGATAGGAACTGTTGGGATGTTAGAAACAAATGACTGTTTAGTTACTTTCTTTAGGCCGCTATCAAGGCCAGTACGATAAACTAATAATTGATCAGCACTAAGTGAAGATAGTACTTCTGGTTTTGACGTAATTAAGTTCTGACTAATAGTCGTTGTAAATTCAATCTCGCCAGGTGGATGACCAGGTTGAGGTGTTTGTCCATCAAACGAGATGTCATCACTAGCAACGTCACCGATTAATCTAAATGTAGTAGCACTGAATAGCTTGGCTGCTGATCCTGTAATGCTTCCAGATAAAGATCCTGTAAAGGATCCATTAAAGTTTCCAACAAATTCTTGAGCATATACGTTTCTATATCGACGGGTGCTTGTTCCAATGTCGTACAACGCATCAGCTGTGTTATCTGGTCCAGGGATAAGCACTGGAAAAGTAGTAGGATTGCCGTCAATATCTAAGTAGCTGGTAATTATTTGTTTACCTGTAGAAACATTTCCAGCAAAGTCAGCAACTGACAATACCGACAATGTGTTACTAGAAACTTCACCAGTTACTGTTAAGTCACCGCTAGCAAGTACATTACCAACTACATCAAGTGCTTCTTGTGGAGCTGCCGTATTAACACCAATTCGTGAATTTGAATCAACGTGTAGTACTGTAACAATAGCGCCTGAACTTTCGGTAACGTTAAGCTCAATTGATCCACCGCTAGATTTTGAATACAGTACAGTAGTCGATAATTCAGTACCGATGTTGAAACTTAAATCACTGCCTAAACTAATACCGCCATTGGATCTAATATTCAATGGAGCATTAGCAGTACTTGTAATATCACTTCTTAAAAAATTTGCTGAAGCAATCGGTGATCCGTTGATCACTAAAGCATCTGCTTGACTAGCAGTGCCCCACATCTTTGTTGGAGCTGTTGCGCTGGCTTGTTCGGCAGTACTAAGGTTAAATCCTTGGCCAATTGTTGTAAATCCTGGCATGTACAATTTAGGTGTAAATGCTTCTTTACTTAGAATAGCAACTTTGTTATTATTAGCCCAGAACGCAATAACACTATGAGTAGTGTTAGTTGTATCAACAATAGATTCAACGTCCGGACCTGTCTTTGATCCTGAACTGTATTGCGGCCCGATTAATAACCAGTTAGATCCAGAATATACATGTAGCTGTTGTGTAGTTGTATTAACCCATAGGTCGCCAATAATACCAACGCTAGGAGCAGTTTGTGCTTTTTTAATTGAACCAGCTGCAGTCCAGCCAGTACCGTCATATACTTTTAATAAATTTACGTCAGGGCTGTTGTCATACCACAGTTGACCTTCTATTGGTTGAGTAGGAGCAGAATTTTTAGCAAAGTTTTCTAATAAATGTAAGAAGTTTTCTGCCATGTATGAAGCATACCCAGCATAATTTTTACCTACAAATTTTAAATCAGTTTGTGAATTAACTGTCTGGTCTTCAACTGTAATCGGTGGCTTACTTGGATTAGTTGTTTCAGTGTATTTGACTTGATAACTCATTTATTAAACTCCTGCTAAGCCGGTTAAACTCTGAATACGTACAGTATAATCAATTTGAATTAAACGATTTAAACTTTTTTGTACAGGATGGAAAACAACATGGGTTAACAACAAGCTCTGTCCTGTCGAACTGTAAGATTTTAAACCTAGTTCATCAAAAACATACGAACTTTCATTATTAGTCGTTGTGTCATATGCTGACTGACCACTAGGCTCGCCGTAATCTAGCAAACATGTGATGAATACATCAGTATAGTTTGTACCAGTTACGTGTCTAGTTTCAATAAAATTACGAGTAGGATCAACGTTGTTACTTGATCTGTCATCGACGACTTTAGTATAGGTTTCATTGTACAAGCTAGCGTTACTACCTGAGCTATTAGGTGTTAGATATGTAATAATACCAGTTGGGTCAACAGCGGTGCCGCCGTTACCAAAGCCCATTTCATAAATAAATCCTTGACCGCTGTTAGCTAAACTTTGAGCTAGAGCAATACTAATGTTCTCATAGTGTACTGCATTGCGTTTATTAATGAAAACTTCGCCAGAAACCGGGTCATGAATCTTAATATGACCTTCTACGTGAATTCCCGTTGTATCTTTACTCTGCATAATACTCTCTCTTTATCTTATATTTATCAAGTCCTATTATCTGCTAGTTTAATCCTTAGCAGTTAACCGTACTTTCTTATTCTTGGCCTTGGGTAAACAACCCCGGTTGTTGGTCTATCTTTGAACTTAATTGCTGGTGAAACTGTGCCGTTTACTGGACGGACAGGCTTATAAAACAAATATCTGTTATTTGAACTGTCACCTAACGAAGTATAATCGCCAGCATTGCCGCCAGTACTACCCACTTGAGCTTTTGCTGTAGCAATTAAATGTGCCAACGCTTCTGCTTGGGTTAATCTAGGTTGATGCTCTGCTACACACGCTAAGTATCCTGCTACTTGCGGGCCTGACATACTAGTTCCTGAGATAGATCCTAACTTATAATTAGAATCTCTAGGATCATTAGCTAGTGTAATTCCAAATTCTGAGGCAGCAGTTGAGTCGTACACGCTGGATACGATGTTGCTTCCCGGTGCCCATATATCGACTCGGTTTCCATAATTACTAAAATTGCTTTTGTATTCTTGGGTCACTGTTCCCACTGATCCTACACATATAACTCGCTCGGCAGCTCCAGGGCTTGACCCTCTCATGTGATTTAATGTAAATCCAGAATATACTATACTGTTGTTGTAGTCAGGAATTGTATCAGTAGCGATGTTCCAATAGCTGTTACCTGCGCTAGACACTACAATAATACCTTCATCAATAGCATCTTGTATATCTGCGTCTAATGACGGAGAGCGGGCAGGCGCTCGATATAAGTATGTGCCGCCCGGTACTGGGACACCGTTTGCTTCTAGCGTAGTTTTTTTACCAAGATCGGGGCCAGTTATCGCAGTAGTAACTCCGCGATATGTTACACTAGTTATTGTGCTAAGAAAAATGCTGCCGTATGAATATCCCCAGCTATGATTTGTAATAGTTGGATTGCGTTTTCCGGTAGTCGGATTGACTGGCTTGCTAGCATGGAAGGCTCGTATGTAATCAAAGATATACAAAGTCCAGTCGCCTGCGGGAGCATTGCCACCAGCATATTGAAATTCCATATTATAGATTGTAGCGTCTCTTGCCCAGCCTTGTGTATTACCAGCTACGGTGCCAGCAACGTGAGTACCGTGATTACTTGAGATACTTGAATAGTCATACTGCCCTGTAGTAGTATATCCTAAGTATGCGCTATGTTGAAACCAATCATATTGGTTAACTCTTGATGTGCCTGTGCCGTTAGCATTTTGTTTAAATTCAGGATGATTAGGATTAATGTGCGCATCAACAATTACTACATCAACATCTTTTCCAGAACTAGTAGTAGTTACAGTTTGAGTTGTTTGAGTAAAGATACTATTCGTCCCCCAGTTTACTAAAGGTTCTCCGGCAGCAACTCTAAACAACCCCCAATTTTTATCGTTTGTATCAATCGTCTGTGATTTTTCAAAATTTCCTGGCTGTGTCCAATGCGGAACAGCTTCGATTCCTTGTTCGCTTGGAAGTAGTTCAACTGCTAATACTCGAGGATCGTTACGTAATTGTTCAGCTTCTTCATCTGTTATATAAAAATGTGTGTTCCTACTAATTTCTCTTCTCTGAGCTACTACTACTTGTCTGTTAGGAATATAAAGATCACCGCCAGGAGTTTCCATATCGTCAAGTAAAGACGTGGCGTCGTCCATTGTCTTAGCAGTTACTACATACTCTCGAGTGTCAGACATATTATATCTCCAACTGAAGTAGTGTTAGCGTAACTGTGATAGCAACAGATGACCCAGATTTATTTGTAATAGTTACAGGAATATTATTACTCAAAGGGCCGTCATTATTAAATCCAAATGCGCCTGGACTAATAAGGATTGTCTGAGCACCGGTCGTAATTACTTCAGCAACAACACCGGCATTCGGTAACGGATCAGTTGTTTCTGTTCTTAACGAGTCAGCTGTTTGTGAAACAGTATCAGTATACAATCTAACCCATGCGGCATGAGAAGTTTGAATTTTTAACAAAGCATATGATTTAAATCCAACAATAGTAGCATTAGCAGTAGCGGCGTTGACTAAACTACCTGTAGTAACTGCCGCAGAATTCCTGCCACTTAGGCCGGCGCCGCCGCCAGCTGGTGCCCATGATACAACGCTACCATCAGTAGTTAAAAATCTTCCATCATTACCTGCTTGCGCCGGAACTAACGCATCAATTGTTGGTTTATTTTTAATAAAATCTAACGAAGAGATATTTGTTTGATCCCAATCGCTTTGAATTTGCGGCTGGCCGCCTACTACCCATTCTACTGTGTTACCATTCGTACTTAAAAATCTTCCAGTGTTAGCAGATTGATCAGGAACTAATGTATCAATTGTTGGTTTATTTTTAATAAAGTCAAGTGCTGACGGAGAAATCTGTGACCAATCACTTTGTATCTGCTCGGGAGGAATCGCTATCGTTGCCCAACTTAATAGAGAGCCGTTAGTAGTTAAAAACTTACCAGTATTACTATTCTGTGAAGGTAAAACTTTTGTAGGATTTAAACTTGCTATCCACTCAGGATCAGTATAGCCAACGTTTGTGTATACACCATTAGTAACTGTTGCCGCGTTTCCTGTAATGTTAACTACACTTACAGTACTCCAAGAAAGGGCATCGCCGTCAGTAGTTAAAAACTTACCGCTTTGACCTGTCTGGTTTGGAACTTTATAATCGTATAGTTCAGAAAAGTTTTCATTAATTTTTTGAGCACCAAGCCTTAACGGATCGCCTCTTCCGTCATTTGCTATATTACCTATGCTGATTAACTGCTTTGCCATTTTAATTATCCTCTGTCAAACGTTGTAGTAATGTCGTCGAATGTAGCACTATTGCTATCAAATGATACGCTTACATTATTAGTGTTACCATATTTACCGATATTCGTATACCATACACCTGGGGTTGCTTTTAAGAAGCCTGAAATTTTACTGTTATCGTTTAACACACTAGTAGTACCGTCCCATTCTGTTAGTGTCTTCTTAACCACAGTAACATGTGTCCCAAATGCTAACGGTGTTGCTAATGTGATTTGTTTTGTTGTGCCGTCAACTGTAAACTCAGCATCAAACTCTACATCACCTTCAGGACTTTCTGAATGAATGTTTACATTGTGTACCGCATATGAATCTTTCTTTAGACGGATATTTCCAATGAAGAATGTCCAGTTGGCAATGTCAGCATGGAATGATGAACTAGTATGAGCAGTTGTACATTTATAGGTGTAGCTACCAACAGTTACAAACACTCCAACAGCATACTCTACATTAGATGCCCACTCAGATCCAGTATTATATCCACCTACAAACACTTCAATGTCGTGTGGTAATGTTTTTGTTTCTAGCGTAATTGGATTAGTAAATTCATATAATCCCGGTGTAATCTTTGCTAGTGAAACAATGTTAGTGCCATTAGATACTACCTGCTCGATAACTGTATTTTCAATATATGGGATTGTTTCACTCGGTCCGATCTCTTGAACATACGCACCATTAGCATGTACTTCTGGAGTTCCAGTGCCTAAAGTTCCTCGACGTAATTGTCCTAGTACGTTTCCGTCAATTGTAAAGAATTCAATCCTTTCTCCGCGAACTTCGATAATACCAGGCTTGTTTGTAGAAGCATTTGGTGTGTCAAAATTACTAGCATCTGCCACTTCAATAGTAACATCATTGAAATACAAGTCTCTTACCAAAGTAGTTTGCTTGTTTAGGCTTAGACGCTTGTAATGAACTCGGTTGAGCATGTCTTTAAACTGCATGTAAGATATGCCAGGTTGAATTACATTACTTCCATATGTCATTAATGTAATTGTGTCATTCTCAGCAGGCATAGATGCCAATTTAATGCTTTGCTTGTCTGCGTTTAGTTTAAAGTCAATCGCAGGTGTTAACAGCTTATCGTTTTTAATTACCCACACATAACTATCATTAATAACACTTCTGTCTAATTTAATAGTACCGCCAGAAGCTCCGGTATAGTTAAAGTACTCAACGGTGTTTGGTGTAAATGCTACGTCTGAGGTAACAGTTACAGCAGTTCGCTGGATATCTAAAATGTCGTGTCTAAAAGAACTAGTAATCTCAACTACGTTTGTGTCGTCATAGGCAGTATTAAATGTAATCTGCGGTTGTGAATTATTAGTACCAGGTGTGTATATGTATGACTGGCCGACATTAATTCTATCCTTAACAACACTAATAACTAAGTTTTCACCTATGTGAGCATTACGAACCTTAGTTGTAATTTTAATACTAATGCCGCTCAAATTAACAGTATAGTCAGTTCCTAAACTTAAAATAGTACTACCAATGTACACTAAGATATCAGTAATATCTAAACTGTACGGCTGATATCTATTCTTATCAATTACATAAGTTAGTTTTGTTGAAGTAATTGGATAGTAAATGTTAGTCGCCGCTGGTAGAATTGTTTGATCAACTCGAACAATCATACTAGACTCAACTGGTCTACTATTACCAATCTTATTTTCTAAGTTATAAACTAACGATCCGTTAGTTGCTATACGCTCCGTTGTCGTAATCGCAAAGGTCTGTTCATTGCCAGACACGATCACAAAGTTAATAAGTGCGCCAACCGGAGGCGAAGTGTCAAAACGTATACCAATGCGTTTTGTGCTATCGTAAGATTCGTCAGTTTCAAATAACTGAACAGTCTCTGGTACGCCATCAATGTATACAGCCGATGTAAATTCAGACAACCAAGGTGCTTTAGTAATAAACTCGTTAGTAATTCCGTTACCAATAAAGTAATCAAGATCTAAAATATTTGAACCGCTAAATCCAAAGCTGAATATAGAAACAACTGACAGCGCAGGCGGAGCAGTATTAAATTCAATGCTATTCGAATTGAAGTTAACTTGATATTCTTCCCCCATAGTCTTAATTACTGAAGTACTGCCAACAGTAACTTTAACTACAACAGCCTGTGCGCTGTTAATTGGTTGTGTAATAACATATTCAGTGTCAGTTCCTGTGGCAACATAATTGTCAACTTTAATATTAGCCGAACCAGTACTTGGCTTATCGTAAATTTTAATAGCAACGGTATCAAAAATCTGTCCAGGAACAACTTCTTCTGTGGCAGGACTAGTTGTCGGTGTTACAAATCCGTCGCCGTCCACAATTATGTCTTCTGCTTTTAAGCCAGTAGCAGTTGAGTAGGCAAGATTGCCGCCGCTTAACGCAGTATCATAGTCAGCATCTTGAGGTTTAATTGAACCGTCGCTAGTGCTCTTGCGGAAGATAAGTTGATCGCCTGAGTTGATTATAAATTCATCAGGAATAGTAATAGTATCAGCATCATTGTTGCCAATAAATGTATTAACTACATCAGGATCTAATCTTACTGGAGCAAGTGGTGAACTAATAGTAATAACATCTAATCCAGTTGCTGGCGTTGCCAATGTAACTAAGCCTATCACACTTACATTATAATCGATATACTTGACCAATGTGCGAGT